CAGGGCAAACCCACACTTGTGCCGGATAGCGACAAGCGCCCGGCCATGAATACAGCAAAAAATGATTTTATGGAGGAAAACGACAATGAGTAAAAATGTAAAAATCAGCAATCCCATGAAGGTTATCACCGGTGTTGACACTCGCTGGAGCTATGCGAACGTCTGGGAGCCGAAATCCATCAACGGCGGCACTCCCAAGTACAGCGTGAGCCTCATCATCCCGAAGTCCGACACCAAGACCATCGCCAAGATTCAGGCTGCTATCGAGGCTGCTTACAAGGAAGGCGAGGCCAAGCTCAAAGGCAACGGCAAGTCCGTACCGGCGCTCTCTATTTTGAAGACTCCTCTGCGTGACGGCGATGCAGAGCGTCCGGATGACGAGGCCTACAAAAACGCCTACTTCGTCAACGCCAATGCAACCTCTGCACCCGGTATCGTGGACGCAGACCTGAATCCGATTCTCACCCGTTCCGAAGTGTACAGCGGCGTGTACGGTAGAGCCAGCATCACGTTTTATGCTTTCAACTCTTCCGGCAACAAGGGAATCGCCTGCGGGCTTAACAATTTGCAGAAGATCCGCGACGGTGAGCCTCTTGGCGGCAAGGCAAGCGCTGAGTCCGACTTTGCTACTGACGACGATGAAGATTTTCTCAACTAAGGAAAGGAGCGCAAAACAATGGAAAGCACAGTTATGATTTCATCCCTTCTCTGCAACATCCTGATCGGATGCTTCTGCATCGTAGTCCTGTCTTGGGCAGTGGTCGCCATCCAGACGGTGATCAACGACTTCAAGCGTGAGAAACGCGAGGAGAAAAAGGCCGCGCAGGACGACGAATACCATATCAAGCGTATGGAATCCCTGAAATAATCCAGTACCGGCAGGCGGCTTAGGAGTGATCTTAAGCCGCTTGTTTGAATTGAGGTGAAAATCTATGCAAACACTTAGTATTGATATCGAAACCTACAGCGACGTGAACCTATCCAAATGTGGCGTATATAAATATGCCGAGTCACCAGATTTTGAGATACTGCTGTTCGGCTACAGCTCCGATGGCTCCGAGGTAACGGTCATCGACCTTGCACAGGGAGAGCGCCTGCCGCAGGAAATTATAGATGCCCTGACTGATGATACTGTCATCAAATGGGCTTTCAACGCAAATTTTGAAAGGGTGTGTTTATCCCGTTATCTCCGTGATCTTGGAGTAAGCCTCGATCCCTTCCATGATAACCACCCTATCTCGACCGAATGCGCACGCTTCTTGAATCCGGAAAGCTGGCGCTGCTCTATGGTCTGGGCGGCAACAATGGGACTGCCGCTCTCTCTGGAAGGCGTCGGTGCCGTCCTTGGTCTTGAAAAACAGAAACTCACGGAGGGAAAAGACCTGATCAAATACTTCTCCGTGCCCTGTGCTCCGACGAAAACAAACGGCGGTCGCACAAGGAACCACCCTTTCCATGCACCGGACAAGTGGGAGGCCTTCAAAAAATATAATATCAGAGATGTAGAGACCGAGATCGGCATTAAGGATCGTCTTGCAAAATTCCCTGTGCCGAAGGAAGTCTGGGATGAATACCGCATCGATCAGGAAATCAACGACCGTGGTGTCCGGCTCGACATGGATCTGGTGAAGGAAGCGATCGAAATGGACTCCCGCTCCCGGTCAGAACTGACTGCTGCCATGAAAGATATGACAGCACTTGATAATCCAAACTCCGTCCAGCAAATGAAACAGTGGCTCAAGGGTAACGGACTCGAAACTGACAGTCTTGGAAAGAAAGTCGTGGCAGAGCTTATCAAAACCGCTCCTCCAGAACTTCAGACCGTTCTGGAACTCCGACAACAGCTTGCCAAATCCTCCGTCAAGAAATATCAGACTATGGAGCGTGCGGTCTGTGATGACGGCAGGGCTCGCGGCATGTTCGCTTTTTACGGAGCCAATCGTACCGGACGCTGGGCAGGCAGGCTTATACAATTACAAAACCTCCCGCAAAATCATCTCCCGGATCTGGCCGACGCACGCGCTCTTGTAAAATCCGGAGATTTTGACGCCGTGAAGCTCTTATATGAGGATGTCCCGGACACCCTCTCCCAGCTGATCCGGACAGCCTTCATCCCGAAGGATGGTACGCAGTTTTATGTTTCCGACTTCAGCGCCATCGAAGCAAGAGTCATCGCGTGGTATGCCGGTGAGACGTGGCGTCAAAAAGTCTTTGAAACCGGAGGTGACATCTACTGCGCCAGCGCCAGTCAGATGTTCCATGTCCCGGTCGAGAAGCATGGCATTAATGGCCACTTGCGTCAAAAAGGCAAAATCGCGGAACTTGCGCTCGGCTACGGCGGCTCGGTCGGTGCCTTAAAGGCAATGGGCGCTATTGAGATGGGACTTTCCGAAGATGAGCTTCCTCCGCTGGTGGATGCATGGCGGCAGACAAATCCCAATATCGTGAAATTCTGGTGGGATGTCGACCGAGCTGTTATGGAGGCCGTGAAATATAAACACGCAACCAGCAGCTACGGACTTACCTTCTCCTGTCGCTCCGGGATGCTCTTTATTACACTGCCCTCCGGACGGAACCTCGCCTATGTAAAGCCAAAGGTCGGTACGAATAAATTCGGAGGCGAGTGTATCACCTATGAGGGCATAGGCAGCACGAAAAAATGGGAACGGCTCGATTCATACGGGCCGAAATTCGTGGAAAATATCGTGCAGGCAACCTCCCGCGACATTCTCTGCTATGCCATGAAGACGCTGCGCTGCTGCTCCATCGTCATGCATATCCACGACGAGCTGGTTATCGAAGCGGATCCTCGCATGTCTCTTGACGTTCTCTGTGAACAGATGGGCAGGACTCCTCCGTGGGCAAAAGGCCTGAAGCTCCGCGCCGACGGTTACACCACGCCCTTTTACAAAAAAGATTAAAAATCGTCCGCTCAAATCAGGCGTTCATCTCCAGTGGAAATTGGAGGTGGACGCCTTTAAGTCTGCCCGGAAAGGAGGACTTTTGAGTGAGCAACGATTATCGCAACAGCGAAGGCTATCCTGACCCAACTGCAGGTGAAGCACTCTCCCGGATTGCTGCAAATGAAAAGCAGTCCCTTCGTGCTTTCCGGCCTATCGTCTACATCTGCTCTCCGTTTTCCGGAGATGTGAAGACAAACGTAGCCAACGCCAGACGCTACAGCCGCTATGCCGTGGACAAGGGATATATCCCTATCGCACCGCATCTGCTATTTCCGCAGTTCCTTGATGATGACAATCCGGAAGAACGTGAGCTTGGTCTTTTCTTCGGAAATGCCCTCATGAGCAAGTGCGCTGAGATCTGGGTATTCGGCAGCCGCATCTCATCCGGTATGGAAGCAGAAATCAAACGCGCCAAGTGGAAGGACTATCACTTGCGCTATTTCACAGAAGAATGTCAGGAGGTTTAACGCTATGTATGAAATTAAAGAAAGTCGCAGAGAGCTTTTTGATGGCACTGAGATCACTACCTACACCCGCGATGTGGTAAGTGCCAATATCCTGCAGGTCGAAGCCGGAACAACCGGTTACAAAGGTGGCGACACCGGCCACGGCGGACGCACCTATTTCCGCATTTCCGATGAAGCCAGCACAGATATCCATGTCACACCTTTCATGGACAGATTCGGCTGCAACGGTTTTGAAGTTACCCTTGGCGGCGACTGCGAACTGGAAACCATGATCCGCGCCCTGAAATTTATCACAAAGGTGCTGGAGGAAGAATCGGAGGAGGTGTACGACTGATGTTTACCCTGTATAGCGCCGATTTTATCGGCAATCCCGGAAACTGCTCCTATCCGCATAAGACCGTTGTCATGGACGCGGACAGAATGAGAGACGCAGTCAGTCACGATTATGTGTGCGCGGAGTACAAAAATCACTACCGCAACAGCGACAACTTTCTCTCCGCTGACTGTCTTCCCGTGGATTGTGATAATGACCATTCAGAAGATCCGAAAGACTGGATCACACCGGCAGACGTGTTGGAGGCATTTCCGGGAGTAAGCCTCGCCATCCATTACAGCCGCTTTAATCAGCGCGAAAAAAACGGCAAACCGGCAAGGCCAAAGTTCCATGTGCTCTTTCCCATCGACCGGGTGACGGATGCTGCCCTCTATAGCGATATGAAGAAGCTGGTCAATTCCATATTTCCGTATTTCGATACGAAAGCGCTGGATGCTGCTCGCTTCTTCTTCGGAACACAAGAACCGGATGTGGAGCTCTATCCCGGTCGCATGAACCTCACGGAATTTTTGAACGACGACGAGTTTGATGCAGGCCTTCCCGGCGGGCATGAAAAGGACGTCGTGATCCCGGAAGGAAGCCGCAACGCTACCATGTCCCGCTTTGCCGGTATTGTCATTAAGAAATACGGCGATACGGCAAAAGCCTACCAAAGTTTTCTGGAAAAGGCCGCGATCTGCGTGCCGCCTCTGGATAACAGCGAGCTTAATACAATCTGGCACAGTGCCCAGCGCTTTTATTCCAAGATCAGCCGCGAGGATGGTTATGTCCCTCCGGAAGTTTATAACGACGAGAATAGCTATAAGCCGGAGGACTTTTCTGATGTAGGACAGGCCGAGGTGCTCTCAAAGTATTTTGCAAACGAGCTGCGCTACTCACCAGCCACCCACTTTATCCGATACAGCGATCACTACTGGCAGGAAACAGAACCCGGCGCACAGGCCGTCGCTCATGAACTTACTCGCAGGCAGCTCGCAGAAGCCAATCGAAATATGATGGAGGCTCTGCAGAAGCTCAAAAATTGCGGCGCGCAGGAAATCCTTGATAACACATCCAAGGCCAAAGCTGAACAGCTGATGAGCGACGAGCAGATGGAGGCCTATCAGGAGTTCCTTGCCGCCAAGGCCTACCAGAGCTTTGCCGTTCGCAGACGCGACTCCAAGAACATTACATCTACCCTCAAAGAGACGCACCCGATGCTGGAAATCTCGCCGAGAGACTTGGACGCAGACTGCTTCCTGCTCTGCACACCGGAGGCGACCTACGACCTTCGCAAAGGTATGGCCGGAGCCCGCGAGCACTCTGCTGATGACTTTATTACAAAAATCACGTCCGTGTCACCCGGCAGCAAAGGAGCGCAGCTCTGGCAGGATAATCTGGATCTGATTTTTCAGAAGGATCAGCAGCTTATCGACTATGTACAGATGATTTGCGGTCTGGCCGTCATCGGCAAGGTCTATGTGGAGGCGCTCATTATCGCATACGGCGATGGCCGCAACGGCAAGTCCACCTTCTGGAATGCAGTCTCCCGCGTGCTGGGACTTTACAGCGGAAATATCTCCGCAGACACCCTGACCGTCGGCTGCCGCAGAAACATCAAGCCGGAAATGGCGGAGGTCAAAGGCAAACGCCTTCTGATCGCTGCGGAAATGCAGGAAGGCGCAAGGCTCAACGACTCCACCGTCAAACAGCTCTGCTCCACGGATGACGTGTTCGCGGAGAAAAAGTATAAAGACCCGTTTTCCTTCAAGCCCTGCCATACGCTGGTGCTGTATACGAATCACCTGCCTCGCGTCTCCGCCTCCGATGACGGTATCTGGCGCAGGCTTATCGTGATCCCGTTCAATGCCAAGATCGAGGGCAAGGCCGACATCAAGAATTACGGTGAGTACCTGTATGAAAATGCCGGTGAAAGCATTCTCGCGTGGATCATCGAAGGTGCCAAGAAGGTTATCGAGCTGGACTACCAGATCCCGGTACCGGACTGCGTGACGAAGGCAATCGAGGAATATCGCAGCCAGAACGACTGGTTCGGACATTTTCTGGATGAGAAGTGCGAGGTGGATGAGTCCTTTAAGGAAAGCTCCTCGGCTCTCTATCAGGCGTACCGCAACTACTCGCTGGACTGCAATGAGTATGTGCGAAGCACGGCAGATTTTTACTTTGCGCTGGAGAAGGCCGGATTTGAGCGGCTGACACTGAATCGGAAGCGCTATTTCAAGGGTTTAAAGATTCATGAGGACAGCGGTGCAGAGGAAGATTTTCTGCAGTAATCCGGGACTATGACAAGGTGTATCAAGGTCTTATATAAAAACTCTCTTAGCCCTTAAAAAATAGCTCTAAGAAAAAGTTTGGTAAATACCATTGATACACCTTGCACATCCCCTGAAATTAACGCCTGACGGAGGTTTGCAATGATAGAAAAACAGATAGAAAACAAGTTAACTATGGCGGTGAAAAGGCATGGCGGGATTGCGCTTAAGCTGGTGTGTCCCTCTTTCGCAGGAATGCCCGACCGCCTGATCTTACTCCCTGACGGCCATATCGGTTTTGCAGAGCTGAAGGCTCCCGGCAAAAAGCCACGCCCGCTCCAGCTCTCACGCCACAGGCTGCTGCGGGAGATGGGCTTTCCGGTCTATGTCATTGACAATCCGGAGCAGATTGGAGGGATGATCGATGAACTTCAATCCACATGATTATCAGGACTACGCCATCCGCTATATCGAAAAGCACCCTGTGGCCGCAGTCCTTCTGGACATGGGACTTGGCAAGACAATCATCAGCCTGACGGCAGTAAATGACCTCTTGTTTGACAGCTTTGAAGTCCACCGCGTGCTGGTGGTAGCTCCCTTAAGAGTCGCCCGCGATACGTGGCCAGCGGAAATTAAAAAATGGGAGCACCTAAGAGGTCTAACCTATGCGGTCGCAGTCGGGACACCAAAGGAGCGAAAAACCGCCCTCATGCAGCAAGCGGATATCACGATCATCAACCGAGAGAACCTGCAGTGGCTCATTGACGAGTCCGGCTTTCCCTTCGACTTCGATATGGTGATCATCGATGAGCTGTCGTCCTTTAAAAATCATAAATCCAAGCGCTTCAAGTCTCTGATGAAGGTAAGGCCGAAGCTCCATCGCATTATCGGGCTTACCGGCACGCCTTCTTCCAACGGTCTTATGGATCTGTGGGCAGAGTTTAAAGTGCTGGATATGGGCGAGCGCCTCGGACGCTTTATCACGCAGTACCGGACAAATTACTTCATGCCGGACAAGCGAAACGGCGAGATCATCTACTCCTACAAGCCGCTGCCCTATGCGGAGGACGCCATTTACCGGAGAATTTCAGATATCACGATTTCCATGAAATCCACCGACCATCTGAAGATGCCGGAGCTGGTATCGACGGAATATGAAGTCCAATTATCCGATTCTGAGCGCAGCCGCTATGAGGATTTGAAGCAGGAGCTCATACTGCAGCTTCCTGACGGTGAAGTGACTGCCGCCAATGCCGCATCGCTTACCGGCAAACTTTCCCAGCTGGCAAACGGTGCCATATATGCCGATACCGGCGATGTCATCGAATTTCACGACAGAAAGCTGGATGCCTTGGAGGATATTATCGAGGCCGCCAATGAAAAACCGCTTCTGGTGGCCTACTGGTTCCGGCACGACCTTAGCCGGATCAAGAACCGCTTCAATGTCCGGGAGATCAAGACCAGCCGTGATATTGCTGACTGGAATGCGGGAAAGATTCCTGTAGCAGTCATCCATCCGGCCTCTGCCGGTCACGGCTTAAACCTTCAGGCCGGAGGCTCCACCCTCGTGTGGTTCGGTCTCACATGGTCGCTGGAGCTCTACCAGCAGACAAACGCACGTCTCTGGAGACAAGGCCAAGAATCCCGTACTGTGGTGATCCAGCACATCATCACCAAGGGCACCATCGACGAGAGGATCGTAAAGGCGCTATCCAAAAAGGAAATGACGCAGTCCGCACTGATTGATGCGGTCAAGGCCGACCTTGAGGTGGTGTAATGACTGATCCTTATGAAAATCTCGCCAACGCCATCGTGCTGCAAGCCGTGAAGGATTACCGGGACGCACTAAAGCGCCTGAAAAAGAAGCCCAGTAATCAGGCTGCCATGTCGGATGCAATGGAGTGTGAACGCTTCTTTCGCTCCGGCTGGTACAAGGCCTTAACGAGTGTTGACGGCGAGTATCTCATACAAAAACTACGAGAGGAGGCAAAAAGCCTATGACCATAAAAGAATACCTGCATCAGGCCTACCGCCTTGATCAGAGAATCAAGTCCGACACGATGGAAGCACAAAACCTGCGCGAAATGGCAGGCAGCGTGTCGGCTATCCAATATGATAAAGACCGCGTGCAGACATCGCGTAATACGGAAGCGCCCTTTGTCCGGACACTTGAAAAGCTCTGGGCACTGGAAAAGAAAATCGCCAGTGAGCTGGAATTGCTCTCTGACCTAAAGAAACAGATACGGGAGGTCATTGAGGCCGTTCCGGATACTGACGAGCGCATGGTTTTAAAGTACCGCTACATCCATAACTATACGTGGGAGCAGATCGGGATGGAGCTTTGTGCAGACGCCCGCACCATTCGTCGCTGGCACGGCAAGGCACTCCTTCATGTGACGCTCCCGGATGATCCGATCACAATATGAAAATGCGCCCGAAATGTCCTGCTTTGTCCTAAGATGTCCACCCGTCCAATATGGTAGTATATAATCAGCGAAAAGAATAAAGATACAACTGCACGCGCAGCCCACGAGCCTTGCGGGATCATCCTGCAGGGCTTTCTTTATGCCCTGAAAGGAGGCACGGCTTATGCCAAGAAAACCACAACGACCGTGCCGCTATCCCGGATGCCCACACCTGACGGACGGCGTTTATTGCGAGGAGCACGCCAAGGTTATGGAACAGCACTACGAGAAGTTCCAGCGCGGCTACTCTCCCGGCAAACGCTACGGCAGAGCTTGGAAACGAATCCGTGACCGCTACGTCCACAAGCACCCGCTTTGCGAGCAGTGCTTAAAGGAAGGACGCTACGTCGCGGTCGAGGAAGTCCACCACATCGTTCCGCTTGCTGAGGGAGGATCGAATGATGAGTCCAACCTTATGAGCCTTTGCCGTTCGTGTCACGAGAAGATACACCGCGAGCGCGGCGACCGGTAGGGCGGTCAAAATCTCTACGACCCTTTTCCCCGGAAAACGGCGCGGGGTCTTTTACGCAAAAATTGCAATTCAAACAGGGTATTAAACCCTGCACCACAGAAATGGAAGTGAT